AGTGCAGGTAATCTCCACATGTCAGCCTTTGCATCAAGTCCTCTTGACTTTGCAGCTTCATTTAGTGCACGTTCGTTTTTACCTTCGTTTAAAAAATGCCAAGACAAAGTGTTTAATGTGTATGAAAATCTGTTCTCATCTAATAATGAACACGCAATCATTGTATCTACTATTAAACCATTGATATTTAAGCCTAAACTACGTATCCAACATACGTCGTACATGGCATTATGAAATATTTTTGTAGCTGGACATTCAAGAATATCTTTAAACCATTCTAAAGTTTTATCTCTATCCATGTTAGGTCCTTCTTGGTGAGCAATAGGAAAATACCATTTGTTATTATATGTAGCTACAGCCACACCAACAACTTCACCATTACCAATAACTGCACCAGATCCTTTTGATTTTAAATCTGGATCTCTTGTTTCCAAATCTATTGCAATCTCATCGTAAGATCTAAGATCTGGATATTCTGTAGGTTGAACCCATTCTGTTTGAGGTAATATCATTTATTTTCTCCCTTAACTAAAAAAATTTGCCATTACATATCGTGAACCAGAATCTTTTTGAAATTGTGTAGTCGAATGATATATTTTTGAATCAAATATAATACCACGATTTTCTTTAAAACCGACATGGGTTCTTAAATGATAGTTATCTTTTCCTTTATCATAAAAACCAGTGCCACTATTCATTAAATTTTTACCCTTTATATATATTAAACAATTTAATCTCGCCACATCATTATGTATAGATGCACCTTCGTGTGATGCACTTAAAAAATAATTATGTTCTCCATCATTTACGTTAAGTTTATAACTATTTAAAATATTAATAGTTTCTTGTACGGCAAAATGATCTTTACTTAACGGGACATTGAAATATATTTTTTGATAAATGTTTTTTAAATTATTATTTACAGATTCGTGTCTGTTACTAAATTTTAATCTAGATATGTCAATTAATATTTTTTTGTAAACTGTTTCATTAAAAAAATTATCTTTTATTATTATGTGATTACTTATATCAGTTATCATCTTTTCTTCTGTAAGTCTTTCATTTTTAATAATTCAAGCTGGCAGTAGTGTATTATTTTTTTAATATCCTCTGCGCCTCCTTTTCTCTGATATCTGCAAACGTATTTAACAACATTTCCTTGAAAAAACGATAGATTGTTTTTAGAAATGAACTCGTATGGTTGAATAGGAAACTTGGTGTAATGATTTCCACCGACCTGAGTGTATTGTGGAAATGCTTCGTCTAATATATTTTTATCTGTCATAGTTGATACTCCCTTAATTTCTTTTTTGCTCTCAGTTTATATAGATTATTTCTTGCTCTCGTAACTCCAACATACCACACTCTATGCTCTTCATCTTGTTTGTCAACACTTGATTTAATCCCTTGTTGTACAGTACGACCTTGGTGTAAAGATAAAATTACATTATCTTCTTCACCACCCTTTATTGCGTGAATAGTTGACAACCATATTCTCGCCTTTTCTTTTAAATTTTCTTTCGATGCAATTAAATTTCTTAAATATAAAATTTCTTTTTGATCTGCTACAAACTTATCATACCATGGAACTTTAACATCCCAATCTGCATTAGGTATAAATTCTTTTACTGCACTTATTTCTTTGTCATCCAACAATTCATCCATTGTCCATTTAGTGTATGCTATTGCAGCCTCGTACATACCAACTTTAAAACTTTTACCTTTGTTACTTTGATAATAAAAATTTTTACGTTTTAAATCTTTCATGATATCTAACAGATTACTTTTAGTTCTTGTGAGTATTAGCCATTTACCTTGTGTCAGATCAACTTGGTTAAGATCAGATATGTAGTGTGACTCACCTTCGTAATCTCTTGGATAATATTTTTTTAGTTTTCTAATTCCAATAATATTATTAATAGGTCTTGTCGATTCTTCTTGAACAGCTTTAGATATACGTTTTGATTTTCTTAATACAATCTCTCTTGCAGGTTCTTTTACAAATCTTTTGACGTCAGCTCCAGCCCAAGCATAAATAGCTTGGTCATCATCACCAGCTAGATACATTTGTTCACAATGATATTTTAGTTTGTCATATAGTTGCCATTGCAATGGTGATAAGTCTTGTGCTTCATCAATAAATATAGCTTTGAACATGGGTATTTTGTTAGAATGTAAAACAGATTTTATTATATCGTTAAAATCAAAAAGATTATTTTTATCTTTGTAAACTAAAAGATTTCTATAAATATGATTGAGAGTATCATAATCATTTACTTGTTTTTTATCATGTTCGTTAAGATCAAACTCTGCTCTAATATCTATATCTTTATTTATAGCCCTTTGTATCATTTGAAAGTACGGATTATTACAGCTTAAAAAATGTGTTTCTTCTTCGTTATATTTATCATTGAACGAAACTCTTATGTTTAATTTTTTACCAAGGTCTTCGTAGTGATACGGCTGCATGATGTCCTCTTCGTTTAATCCCAGTAAGTGATAACAGAACGCGTGTATTGTTTGAAAATATGGCACTTCTTTTTCAGATACATTAATTCTTTTACGTGCTTCCTCTGCAGCCTTTCTAGTAAATGCAAAGTAACCTATCTTGTGTAAAGGCACACCAATACGTTCGTACGCTTTTACACGTCTAATTAATCTAAATGTTTTACCGGTGCCCGGTGGTCCATAGATTTTATTGATCTTTTCCATTGGCTTTCTTAAACCCATCTTTGAGTGATCCAGTCCAGCCAAATGATCCGTGATGTGTTGTTTGTCCATCAACTACTCCATAAAATTTAAAACCTGATTTTTTAATTAATTTACAAAAATTAACATCCTCACCCCACCATGTTCCATCTTTGGTAAAAGTTGTGTCCCAAAAATTATAGAAGTATGAGTTTGCTTTTTCAGATATTATTTCTTTCTGTTTTATTTTTAAATCAGGATTGTCTTTAATTAATTTTTCATAAACACTTCTATGAATTAATGTTAAACCTGCAGGTCCCATTTTTAATTCTACAACTCCTTTTTCATCCACTTCAATGTTACTTGAATCGTTAAACTCTATAGAAAATTTTAATACTTGGTCCTGTGTTTTTTTTCTATAGGGCACACAAATAGCATCTTTTTTAGCTAATATCATTCGACCCACGACATCAGGTTCAAATTCTAAATCAGCGTCTACAAACAATTGATAGTCAAAACCTGATTCTAAAAATAATGCTGTTAAAACATTTCTTCCATAACTAACGTAAGGACATTTAAATGTTCCTATTTCTGCTTTTATTTTTGCTAGTGTAAATTTATTAAACAATTTTACAAGCGATAAACATGTGGGTACATGCATTGTATCGTACGCAGGTAAAGATACAAATATACTTGGGATTTTTTGCGTCATACTATATTCTCCTTATCTTCTATTTCTATTATTTCTTCTGGTATATCTTCTTTTTCTAAACCTTCTTTTGGAAGTTTTAAAACTCTTAATGGTGGAAATGATTCTTCGTTATCACCTTTTGGAAATCTTTTTTGACAATCAAACTCACCTTTGAAATATTGTTTGATCATGGTAGCTGTTCTTGCTCGCTCTTGATTCCAATCTCCACGTTTTAATTCATCGTAAAACTTATCGTACACAAAATAAAAATATTGATCTTCGTGTAATACAGATCCACTTTTAAATGCTGCGTACGAGCTAGCTTTAGGTCCATTAACATATGTAAATAATTCTTTCTTTAACATATCCACAGGGTTTGTACCTGCAGGCGGTTGAATTGTTTCCATGGTTGCCCACAACCCATTTAATATGTTTTGATATTCTTTTTCTTTTATACTTGGTGGATACGTTGTTGTATGATCAGCAATTAGACTACGCATTTGTTTCATCTCGTTAAACTGTTTAATGCTACGTGCGTGTACTTGTACAATTTTATCTGCAGCCACCTCAACGTTAAAAAAATATTCATGATCAGGTTTGTACATAATTCTAATTAAACCTGATACTGATGGCCACTGCGAATCAAAGTGACCACCAATACCAAATTTTCTTTTTAGACATGTGCCCCTCGCACAATATGATGATATAGGTAAATCATTGCATTTAAAACCTGCTGTATCTTTTTTCCAATATTTAATTTTTTCTTCTACTTTGCCATCACCCCATATCTCATCGTATAATATATAGTTTCTAGCTGCCTCTAATACTTTCTTTTCCCAGTTTTCACTAAATTTCTTTTTAGCAAACACCATATAATTATATAAAAACCTATCTCTCTCATCTTTTAATTTGGCCCCTGATTCCTGTATCTCTTTGCAGATCATCTGTAAACATGGAGGACCATCAGCAAACTCTTCAGGTCCACCGGTTAATACTTCTTTTATTTTTTTATTACTAACCTCTTGTAAACTTTCTTTTGTTTGTAGATTAGCTTCGATTACTTTTAAGAAATAATCTAAATCCATTTTACTTCCGTCAGGTTTGTATGCTCTTCGTTCATCACCATTAAAGTATGGTAGGTTAATAAAACTACCAGACGTTCGCTCACCGTTTTGGTTTTTGCCAAGTGCAGTTTGTTTTGGAAATATTTCAGTCTTAGATGGTAGACCAAATAAAAATAATAAGTTCGATAAGAATTCTCTAATTAAAGATGCAGGCACTTTTTCTTTTGTAAATACATAAATGTGAAGCCCACCACTTTTAGATTCAATAGGAATCACAGGTAAATTTTTTTTTTCAATAACTTTTAAATACTTTTGTAAATCAAACTTTTCATAGTCATCAGGATCAACATCGATTGCACCAAAGCTAGCCATGCTTTCGTCATCACAAGCTTGTAGTCCAATTGATTTCTGTCCTTTTAAATGATCCTCATAATCTTTATCTGTAATAGGTCGTTTGGCCCAACCATAATCACCTGGATCAAATTTAAGTTTGTTTGTTTTAGGATCATAATATCCGTTCTTAACATTACAGAAACCAAAGTCTCTTTTTAATCCACTAAAATATTTTTCAAAATCTTTCATAAGTTAATCAGGGCGCTTCCACTCTCGCTTCGGCGCCCCTCTCGCAAGTGTACTCATCAAAGTACTCGGTTATACAATGTCTCCAGTACTTTTAGGCGCATCGTATTTTGGTTTCGCTGCACCTTTAGATACAGTTTTTTGAAGTTGTTGTGCAACTTCATACAGTCCCGCATCTTCTTTATTACTGACATCAAGATTTCTAACTCTTGATGGTTTATAGACATGCCAGCTTTTACTACCTGCCGTCTTACCTACAGTTTTTAAATTATAAACTGCTGAGTATGCAGCTGGATTGAAAGAGCCCTCTGCATCAGAGAATCTAAGATTCTTAATCAGATTGTTTAGCTCTCTTGCTGGTGTAAGATTAGAAGATCGCATAGCAATTACTGCTGGTCTAGGTTCACCATCGACCAATGCTAACACGTAGAAGTATGCAGTTTTCTCTACATAGTTCCCGTTAGGTAATCTATATCTACCATTCTTCTCTTCCACAGCATCCGCTGGAATCTCTAAATGAGTTCCGACTGGAGCTGAGGCACTATCGCCTCTCTCCTGCCATTCCGGATATCTAGTTTGAGAATGTGCGATGACCACGTTTAGTCCCTCGTTACCATCAATAAGTTGCGTGAAGCCTGCTGCATATATCATGCCAGGTTTAGCACCATCAACATATTTTGGATCTCTCTCATTGCATTCAGGTGAGAGCTGATGAAGAATTTT